GGGATTGACAGAGAGGCCTCGGTTGTTGGCCTCGGTTGTTGGCCTTGAGGGGAACTGTAGTCCAGTTGATAGCGGTTGTCAAATGGGCTGGCTGACATGACTTTTTCACCGTTCGCCCTTATTTCCTGGCAAATGGCACTAAATCTAGTGCCATCCCTGACATATTATGTCAAATGGCACAACCTAGTGTGCCTTTCTGCCGTTCGGTTTTGCAATTATTTGCATGAATGTTTGTAAGTCATTGATTTATAAGGGATCGCTATTTCCGGTAATGGATATTACCGGAAATAGGCATATCAAGTGTTAGGAATCGATGTCCCCCTGTGTCCAGAGATCCACGTAGTCCACGCCTTCGCCCCCCTCCGCACGTATCACGACCCCAAAAAATCACAACCGCAATAAACTACAATTCCGTAAAAATTTACAGTTATGTAATAAACTACAATTCTGCAATTAACTGCAAAAACGTAAGGGTCTACAATTCTGCAATTAACTGCAATTTGGTAAAAAATTGCAAAACCCTAAAAACTTCACAGGCAAAAAAAATTAACGGTGAAAAAGTCATGTCAGCCAGCCCATTTGACAACCGCTATCAACTGGACTACAGTTCCCCTCAAGGCCAACAACCGAGGCCAACAACCGAGGCCTCTCTGTCAATCCCCAAGGTGTCAAATAGCAGCCGAGCGGCACGAAGCGATCCAATCATTCGCCGACAATCCCGCGACCTGCAACGCCAATGCTCCTGGCAATATGCAAGGGAGCGGGATTGACAGAGGGGTTTTCAATTCAAATAGCGAGGATTTTTAACAGTGGATATTGATCAAATTGCAAAAGTAGCTCATGAAATTAACGCCGCATTATGTTTGGCCTTTGGGGATATGACCCAACCCAGCTGGGAAAATGCACCACAGTGGCAAAAGGACAGTGCTATGGATTGCGTCAGGTTCTATCTGGGAAATCCCGAAGCGGGGCCCGGAGCAAGCCACGATAATTGGCTTGCAGAAAAACGCAATGACGGCTGGAGGTGGGGTGAGGTCAGAGATCCCGAAGCCAAAACCCATCCCTGCATGATCCCTTTTGTCTTTCTTGCACGGGAACAACAGGCCAAGGATTTTTTGTTCCGGCAGGTAGTTCACAGTTGCGTAGCAGCTAAAAACGATCTTAAATTCAATCGGGGGTTTATGTGCGCCGTCGCGGACATAGCGAGAAACTATAGTCACTGTATCGCAGCAAATGTTTTGAACGGCAACGGCATGGACGAGCTTGATTGCTCTGGGATAGACGAGTTTGACAAAGTGGCACTTCGTAAACTTATGGAGGTTGAGGATTTGGGATTGACGGGGTTGCAGCCAACAACCGGGGAAACAAAAAAATGATTATGCTTATCATGGAATATCAGGAATGTGGTGGTTAAAGACGAATGACCTTTAAAAAACAGACGTTCGAATGGAAAACTGCACTCAACTGGCGTGATATGTTGGTGGACGCCCCCGCTTCTTTTTCCCCCCACTGGCTTGGCACGATTGAAGATAAGAAGTTGGCCGCGCATTGTCAGAAGTTGTATATGCAATTGCGGCGTGACGCGGACAACGGAAATGGTGTATCGTTGCTGCGGGATCTGGTGTTGCGTCGCATTGTCTGGTCCGTTCGCATTCTTGAGCGGATTGAGCAGGCGATAGTGCATTGGGACAAAGAGGTGGATGCGTGTTTTGCACAAACGGCTGAATTGGAACAGCAGCTGAAGGGAGTGCGCAAAAGAGCCGGGATAAAAGCCGAACGAATAGCCAATGGTCTGTATGCCGATCTTAACGCCAAAAGAGCAGCAACCGGTAATGCCGAAGAGAGGTTGGCGAATTACATGCGCTATCATACGCACCAGTGTCATGAACTGATTTATGCCATTGAAACAATTCTTGTCGAGATGCCACCCATAAAAACGGTACAACAGATTTACTCACCGGGGCGGGATCGAAACAAGGTTCACTTTTCTGAAACAAACGAGGATGATATTTATGATGGAAACTAGATTACTGAAAGTCGCAGCACTGGCTACTGACGATTCTGCGGAGTCAGATTACCATAATGCTTTTCATGTGGGCGCGGGGATTCACTGCCACGTGGTGAAATTGCAAACACGTTCGCGTGTATACACCCCTCATGCAGATGGAACCGATCCCATCGTTAATTGGTCACCATGGACTGATGTTCCCGTGATGGACGAAGAACCTTTCAGAGATCAGGACATGGAGCCGGAAATTGCGCCACCATTGCAGGGAAAGGAATATGACAAATATATTGATGATCTGAACAATGGTTTTAGAGATTCAATCAGTTTTGGACTGATGACAGTGAATGACTGGGAAGGTGATAACATCTGGTTGTATATGTCGGACAGAAAAATAAATCAAAAAATTAGCAGGGCAGAGGTGGATCGCGTGTTGTGCGCGCTATACATGGAACATGCAAATCCGGCAGCATATATCGACCCGGACCTGTCGAAGGTAACTGGTGGGGGTGAGAAAATGAATAACAACACACCAGTAGCCAACCCACCAGTGGGCAGGCCCATTGATTTGAACTTCACGGATGAGGGGAGCGGGGACTAGCCATCCCCCAACGGTTAATGTACCCTCCTGGTATCGACGAACCGGGACAGGGTGGCAGTAATGATCGAGATGGATTCAAAAGAAGTAGAAGAATTGGCATTTGACGTAGCGTGTGCATTTTTCAAGGACGACCAACTGTGTACGCGCTACGATCTCAAACTGCACCAACTCAAAGAAATCAAATCACATCGCGCCTTCCAGAGTGCAGTCCTTGAAGTTCAGCGGCTGTTGAACGATGACGGATCTGAATTTGTCATCGCCGCAAAAAAAGCATCCATGGATGTTCTCAAATCAATGCAAGCCATCAACAACGACACACAATCCACTGACAACTCACGCATTAAAGCCGGACAGGCGATCTGGGGTATGGCCAAACTGTTGCATACGCCATCGAAGGATGCGGGTGGGTCCGGCACTGGATCAATTATCATCAACACCAATCTGCAACTCAACCAGGAACCCAGTGGTGTTTATACCATTGAGGCAACGGCAGAACCCGAAGAAAAATTGATTGAATACGTTGAGGATAATGAGATTCCTCTCATTGAGAACGGGGACTTGCTATGACAATTGATTCTGGTGAAGCGAAGAAAATTGAGTTCATTGCCAATTTCACCCAGAAGGGATTTATTGAGTCACACGCAGAAGCGGATCTGTTCCAGTCGCGAAAGGGGGAAGGAAAATCAGCGGGACTGGCATGGGCCGCTTTTTACTATACTAAACACAATCCCGGAGCGACCGGCATTTGCATTCGTGACACATGGGAAAATTTAAAGAGGACTACACTTGAAGAATTTTTGTTTTGGTTTCCTGATGGTGTTTTTGGGGACTGGCATTCCGGTGATAAGCTCTGGGTGTGGAACACAAAACGTACCGGACTCAAAGGGAAAATTTATTGGCTCGGTGTTGATGGTGAAGAGGATGCGACCAAGATCGCTTCCATGCCACTGGCGTTTGCACTGATCGATGAGCCGAGTGCAGCGGCGGGATCCTCGTCCGGCATTCCTGAATTTATTTTTACCACCATCCTTGCCCAGCTTCGGCAAAAGGGGATGAACTGGTATTCGTGCAAACTGGCACAAAACAACCCGGACGAATCCCACTGGACTTACAAACTGTTTGTCGATCCAGGTACTGAACCAACCGGTGCAAAACTATTGCCCGCACAGGTCGGTGGTTTTAAATCCTTCCAGACCCGCGAGCCTGAAAACCTCGCGAACCTTCCCCCCGGCTATTACGAATCCATGGAACGTAACTGGAAGTCGCGCCCTGATCTGATTAAACGATTCGTAAAAGGCAAGACGGGTTTTCAACAAGTGGGCAAACCGGTTACCGGTGAATGGGATGATGACTTGCATCTGACCAGTGGCATTGAACCCATCAAGGGCTACCCGCTTTTGCTGTTGTATGATGGCGGGTTGAATCCGACTTGTCTTATCACTCAACTCACACCGGTTGGTTTCTGGTTGATCCTCGAATCTCATGTGGGCCAGGGAATCGGCATGTACCAATTGATTGAGAATATCATACAACCCAGATTGGCGACCCGTTTCGCAGGGTTTACCTATGAGCATGTTGGAGACCCGAATCTCAGAAGCCCGGAACAGTCCAATTCCAACAATGACGCGGTGAGGGTAATCAAGAAGGAATTGGGGGGTAGATGGACCCAGGGTGTACAGAGCATATCGGCCAGGGTGGACCCGCTGAAAGGCGTTTTGAGCCGGACGATTAACGGTGTTGGCGTGGTTCAGGTTGATAGACGGTATGCAAAAGAGGTATGGTTCGCCTTGCGGGGTGGATGGCACCACCACAAAACGCGAGCTGGTGTGGTGGGGGCCATCGTCAAAGATGAGCATTCACATCCCGGTGACTGCATGGGGTATGGTGCTGCCAGGCTATTTCCACTGGGACAGTTGCTAAAGAAAAAGAAAAAGGCCAAACTGGCGCGCAATAGTGGCTATTTCAACCGGGCACCGCACCCCGGAACATCAATGGGAATGCAGCGAAAGGATATACTGGTTCCCAAAGAAGCTCGCAGATTGACAGGTAAAACTGATGGCTATAATAGCGGCCGTTACCACAAAGAGTGACAGAACGAATTTTATGAGGTGAAACCCATGACTACAATAGCGGCTATGACTACCGATAATAACAATAAGTACCAGACAGTTTTTTGGGGCTTTTTGCAAGCTGATGATGATGGTGTTGTGTCCGATCTCGGTAAATACCCTGATAAAACGCTTCAAATTATGGGTGTAGTGGGTGCTGTCGGGACTTTCGTATTGGAGGGCTCAATGGATAACTCTACGTGGGTTCCACTCACCTCTAATGGGGTAGATCCTATTGGCACGCTGGGAATGTTTTACGTCTGGGAAAACCCGCGATATTTTCGACCGCGTACCATAGGCGGTGATGGTGCCACCCTGATAGCCTTCACATTGGGCATGTCCACACTGGTATAACAATATGGCTAGACACCCTGAACATTTGCCGGTTCACAATCCCGATCTGGAAATGGATCTGAACGAAGTGGAGCTTGACGAAGAAGAATCACAATTCACCGAGCAAGACGTGATCAACGTTTTGGCCGGATATGCCAATGAGGGCGAAACAGCGAGAAAGGGTGGCGAGAATCCCCGCGATGATATATGGAGAGGGAACTGGGATCGCTACTGGGGACGATATGATCATAGTGGCAAAGCGAAATGGCAAAGCAGGCATGTTATGCCAGAGGTTCCCACTATTGTTGATCGATGGGCCGCTGCCATGCGCGAAGCAATGGATCGCACAGCCGAGTGGTTCACTGTCACTGACGCTTCGGGAAAACCTGGTGCACTCACCGTCCACATCACCAAAACCCTGAAAGTTTTACTGTCCCGTTGCGCTCGCACGCCGGATGCACAAGTGGTTGATTTCTCTTCTGTGTTTGAAGACCAAATGAAGCTTGGCGCGCTCATGGCTTGCTGTGCTTCAGTGACATGGGAGGAGGATTTAAATGCGCCGAACGGATGGCCGCGAGTTTCCACCGTTGATCCCCGTGAAGTCTGGTTGGACTCAAAAGGCCGTGGACTTTATCGCCGTCGTAAATATGAAATTGATAAATACGAATTGCTGAATATTGCCAGAGAAGCAAATGAAGATGGTGATATGATTTATGATATTGATGCCATCATGGAATTGATTGCCGAGGAGGACAAAGACGTAAGAGATAATCGACGGGATTCGTCCGGCATCGGGTCACCGGAGACCGAAGGCAGTGGGCGTACTCCGATTACTATCGAAGAATGGCTATGTACAATTATCATGGCAGACGGGGAGGTAATTGCGCAAAATGCCCTGGTGGTTGTGGCCAATCATAAACACATCATTCGTGGCCCCGAAGAAAACCCCTTTGACCACAAACGGGACTGGATCATTTTTACACCAATGATCTCGGTCCCACTATCGATCTATGGTCGTACCTACATGGAGGACTGGCGGGATGTTGCCGATGCTTTTATCGAATTAACGAACCTGATTCTGGATGGTACATACACCTCGACAATGAAAGCTTTTATCGTCAATCCTGATATGTTGGAAGACCCGACACAGATCGAGGAAGGCGTCAGCCCGAACAAACTTTTTGTCACTTCGGAAGAGGTTGACGGGCTGCAAAGATTCATCGCCGAGATTGATTTGGGAACACTCCCCGCTGAAGCGTTCCGGGTCTGGAATGCATTGAAAGAAGAATTGAAAGAGGGCGCAAAATTATCCGAGATTGCACTGGGACAACTCGCGCCGAATGGTCGAACAACCGCAACGGAAATTTCTGCGGTCGCCCAATCAGGTTCGGCCATTATTCGATCCATGGCACGCACAATTGAGAGCAGGCTGATTGAACAGCTCCTTGATCGCGTCTGGAAAACTGCGCTGCAACACATGGACTTTATGGACATCGCCGACGTCATTGGGGTAGAAGTGGCCCAGATGTTTAATGAGCGTCGGGAAGAGTTCATTGATTCCGGTTTTGTCATACAGGTTCGTGGCATTTCAGGCATCGTGGACAGACAGCAACGACTACAGAATTTGATGTCCGCATTGGGTGTCATCGGCCAGAATGAAGCACTGGCACAACAGCTATTTTCCGAGCTGTCACCGAAGAAGGTCGTTGACCAGCTTTTCGCTTTGTTCAACATTGACAAAGACGATTTTGTACTGGATGAGCGCGAACGAATGGTCCAGCAACTCACCCAGCAACGTAACGCTCAAGCCCAGGGTGGACAACCGGGTCAAGGCCCCAATCAGGATTTAGTCTAATGAGAAAGCCCGCAAACCCTCTGGCACTGAAAGCACTGGAAATCATCGGGGATGATCTGAAGGAAGCCGAAGAAGAAACTATCGTAAAAGTTCTACACGCCATAACTGGCGGGAAGTTCACCCCTGAAATGGCTATGCAAAAGTGGTATGAGATCTATGCGCAACGGCAGGTCGTATGGAGGCTGAAGCGGCAGAACAAGCGAGTAGCCAGGCAGGCTGAAGCAAAACCAGTTGACAGTTTATAGCCTGGTGGCTTATGGTGCCTGGAAATGAAGTTCAATTTTAACCGAGATGGAGACGACAATGGGTAAGGTAGCGACAGCAGAAGAAATGGCATTAGGCACAATTCCACTGACATTGGGTGATCCTGATATGGACGATCCCAACATGGATTTGGTGGGTGATATTGATGATGATCTTGATCCCGCCATTGTAGGTTTGCAGGAGCAATTGGACGGTCTTGAAACTTCCCACAAGGAGGAACGGACCTTTCTGCAGAATACCATTCTGGAATTGTCACAGAGACCCCCATCAGTAGCCGCACCAGCAGCGGCAGCATTGAAGCCAGTGCCTACCGAACTGGACTTTTCAGATTTGCCCGATCCAGTGGAAGACAAGGAAGGATTTTACAAAAAATTGGGGAGTAGTGTTTCTGACTACATCAACCAACATACCGTTGCGACTACCAATGCCGTCACCAATCAACAAGCAACCCAAAACGGGTTGGCGGATCTTAATAACCGGTTTTCTCGCGATTATAAAGAACTCTCGCAAAAGCCTGCAATTTTTCATGCGGTCGTGGCACAGGAAGTTAAAAAAATTCAAAACCGTGGGGTCAATGCACAGCAAGTTATGTTTGCTGATCCTGATAAATTTCTTAAAACCGTCGCTACAACTATGCGCAATGAGTTGGGTATTGAAGAGGGTGAAGAAGACGACGGGAACGATGATGATAACGTTGCAAATTTGAAACCAGGCAAGAAAAAACCGAGGACCGTAGGCGTAAAAGGTGCATCTATGCCCACCCTGAAAAGGACTGGCAAGGCACCAGGTAAGAAACCCCTAAGTTTAGTTAAAGAGATCAAAAACGTACAGCACAAAATGGGTTTAATTTAAAGTTTGATTAAGGGGTAATTGTTATGACATGGACTCTTGATGCGCCCACCGGCGTATATAAAGATCATGCACTTTCCGCGAACATTCGTATGGCCGCAATTGCGGATACTGAGTTTGCAATATTCGCCAGACCAGAAACCGGATACGGCAAAGGTAAAGGGGCGTCGATAACGATTACCCGAATTTTTCCTTTGGACAAAGCACAGCGAGTTGCTGAGCTGGACAGGCTACCGTCTGGTCGTCCCCTAATTGATACGACCAGCATTACCGTATCAGAATGGGGATTCAAAATTCCGATGACGGATTTTGAGGAAAACCTCACTTACTATGATATCACCAATCAGTTTCAGGCAGTGTTGCGGGATCAAATGCGCCTCACCATGGATGACATGGTGGCTGATGGATTTAAGGCTACGCTTATTAAGTACACGCCTCTTGTTGCTGGCGGTGTTTTCAGCACAACTGGTGTTGCCGCTGCGGTTGCCGATACGAATTTGAGTATTGCAGATCTGCGCATTGTTTATGATGAGCTTCGAGACCTGAAAGTACCAAAATATCGCAACGGTAAATATATTGGGATACTTGGCACCAAAGCTGCTCGTGGGATCAAAAATGATTCTGAGTACAAAGACTGGCAATCTCCCACCACGGCGCAACCCTTTTTGGACGGCCAGTTGCGCAATGTCGAAGGTTTTATGTTGGTTGAAACCAATAACGACGATTCACTAAGTAATTCACTTGGCACTGGCGGTGTACTTGGTGAAGCCGTTTTCTTTGGAGCTGACGCAGTAGTACAGGCAATTGTTGATGAGCCTGAATTGCGGACTGGATTTCCTGAAGACCTGGGTCGATTCCGTGATACGGGTTGGGTTGGTACATTGGAAGCCGGGTTGGTTTGGACTGACGCGGATCATGCTCGCGTAATACATATTCTGAGCTTGTAATAGGATGTACTTAACCAGCTAATTTTTTAGGAGTAGTAGCGATGTCAGTAGCAAACCGGGAAAGCCGGGTTGTGGGCGCAAGCGGAGTGAATCTTAATGCAGTCGTGAACCAGGGATTGCTTGAGTTTGTGGCGAACAAGCCCATTACGATTCAGCGGTTTGCCGTCATTGCTAACGCAGCGCAAGGTCTGTTGGCTCCCATGGTATTGAGGTTGCGAATCAGGAAAATTCGTGTCGGCTTTTCAGTCGATTTGGGAACGGATTTACTCAATGGTGCTGCCTTGGCAGAAGGTTTTGGCATCTACAAAGACATTACTGCTCCATTGCGCATTGACGCTGGTGATTCCGTTTTCATAGCCATTGCTGTACCTGCCGGTGGCGTAAGTACCGGCAACGTATCACTTGAATATTGGGAGTTGCCTTTTAGCGGTGCTGAGATCACTCCGCAATTTATTGCAAGCCTTTAAAGTTAATTCAGGAGAAAAATTATGTCATTAGAAAATAGAGAAAGTAGGGTTGTATTTAATCGTGGCCAGAATCTTAATGCAGTAGCCAATTCCAATTTGCTAATATTCGCTGTAAGCAAGCCAATTATGATTCAACGTTTTGCTGTAATATCCGATGCAGCGGCGGGCCTATTGGCTCCTATGGTATTAAAATTGCGCATTACTTCTATTGGTGTCACGTCTGATCTGGGGACTGATTTATTGAATGGTGTCGCCTTGGCACAGGGTTTAGGCATTTATAAAGATATTACAGGACCACCCAATGGATTACGGGTTAATGCCGGAGACATTGTATCCATAGCCGTTTCTGTTCCTGCTGGTGGAGTTAGTACAGGTGATATATCGCTTGAATATTGGGAGCTTCCCTTCGCTGGACAGGAGATTACGGCATTTAGAGCGAGTCTGTAATTTTTAGCGGGCTACTGTAAAAAGATTTTTAACCGAGAAGAGGAAACACGTAATGTCGAATATAGAAAGAAACCGAGGATGTCATAGCCGCATGAGTACACAAGGTCATCGTATTGTAATGTATGTTGATACACCGGGTGTCTATTTTGATGAAAAGGGAGTGAGGGTAACGGAAGAGCTGGCATCTGCAGCCGGTTTTAATACCGTTTCGGATCGCAAAGCCTACGCCAAGAAAAGGCTGAAGGTAAATTATGAGCGGCAGATTGGTGCAAAGTTCGCTGCAATGGAACAACGCATGGAGGATCTGTTGGAAAATAATCCTGACTTGATCAACGAGCTTGAAGTGAAGGAAATCACGCCGGGCAACTATGCCGTTGTAATTGGCGATGAGCCAGTCACGGATACCAGGTTAACCCAGGAAGAGGCTATACTCCTTTACAAAGCACTGACGGGCAATGATTTCGTGTCAGAGGCAGACGAGCCGCCTCTACAAATGAACCCATATGCAACTATGGATTCTAAAAAGATTCGCGCACTTTTGAAAGAGGCTGGGGTGGTCGTACCAAGAGCACTGAGAATGCCTAAGCTGGCAATTTTCGCATTAGAAAATATGCCGCAGAAGAAGGAGGCCAGAACTAGCATTGGTCGTGATGATTCTGATTTGGTGTAATGCGCCCAACAACTGGCAAGGATAGGGCTGGGCCGGTGACGGCCTGGCCCTTTTTAGTTTCTGGAGGTGGTAAATGCAATTTAGTGTAATACAACAAACGGTAAAGGACTATATTCTGGATCTGCCGGACTCCACCATAGATCTGGTTCCTTTCTGGATCAACAAGGCGATTGAAGCCGCTGAAAAGTTGCATAATTTTCGTAACATGGAAAGGACGTTGGAGATCATCACTGTCCCCAACCAGAGAGAGCAAGTCAACGCACCCACCAAATACAAAGCATCCAGATCTGATCCGTTTCTGATTGGTGGAGACGGGAAGGTAAGTGAGATTGACTGGGCACCCTCACGCTCAGACATGAATCGCCGATATGGCAATGATCCAGATATTGACATTGGTTCACCACAATTCATTTTGGAGATTTTTGACGCCGACGAAGACACAACTGAATTCCATTCCTACCCAATGCCAGACACTCAATCACTTTATGATGACGGTGACTATCGACTGAGTTTGCCATATTATGCATATTCTGATGATTTGGTTGATGGCACTAATTCTAATTATATGACTAATGGTGCTGAGCTTTACGTCATTTACAGGGCAACTGAATACGGAATGTTATTTAATCGTGACGAACAGCGGGGGCTAAGCTATCGCGCTCTGGCCGATTCAGAATATAAAACGTTCAAGAATGTGGACAAACGAAAAAGGTTACAGCGGCGTAATGAGCTAACTATTAGTCTTGGCGCCAATAGTCCTAGCAAAGCACCCCGTAGCCGTTTACAATTTGGAAGGAGATAATAATCATGGTTAGTCGTGATGCAAACAATCCACAAGACAATGATGTAATCTCCTCATACCCAGCGAATGAGCGTGCACAGAGATCGGCGCAAAGTGTTATTTTTAATGGGGATCATTTTGATCCAGACGATGCTGACCAGGGAAAGCATAGACAGTGCCGCCTGGTGGACTTATCTGGTGACCCAGGGGGTGGCGGTACTGAGGGTGTGCTCTATTCAAAAACTATTAATGGCATCGTCGAATGTTTTTACATTGATAGCAATGGCCTGGTTTCTCAGCTAACCAATGATGGCAAATTGAATAACCCAGTGGTCAATATGCCGCAGCAAGCAGTTGACCCTACCGTGCCAGTTGATGCGATCAATCTATACACCAAACAATTTAACGGACAGGCTGAGATCTTTTGGCAAGATGAGGCGGGGAACGTAGCGCGTCTAACTTTTAATGGTGAACTGGCTATCGACCTTCAGTTTACAGATATCGTTGTTGGATCTTTAAGAACGAATAATTTTTATCGCGGTCGTCGAAGAACAATTTCCAGTGTTGCCGGGGCCATAGAAATTGATTTTGAAACCGCTACTGTTTTTGAGATTACTATTACCGAAGATACGGTTTTTACATTTGTGAATATGCCCGATACTGCGGATGGTGAAGAGCAAACTATTTATCTGGATCTTATAGACGGGGGGAATTTTGCCCTTTCGTTGACTTCTTCTTATACGCTGATTGTTCCAGATGGGGTGAGTATTCCGCTAACTGTGGATGGGCGTGATTTAATTATTCTATCAACGAATGATGGATTGACTATCTTTCTTGGCATAATTGCAAACTTCACGACGTAGGAGGCACAAATGAGATACAGAGAGAGGGCTACAGGAAAATTAATTTCTGCCCGGGAAGTTAGAAGGCGTGCAGGCCGTCGAAAATTGCCAGGACCCCCAGTTGCTGAAAGCCGTAGTAAGTCTGACACATCAACAATAATTCAGGTTGTGTTTTTACCAACCAATGAAGAGAGGTGGGATCAGTATTGTTTTGACTTGGCCATGGCGGATCCTGTGATACCACATAAACAGCCCGACTATGATAAGTTTTCAGAGAAGTTGACGGAAACCATTAATAAAATTGAAGGCAGTTTCCATCAAGCTTGGCGGGTCGAACCTCGTTATCCAACCCTCGACGAACTTCGTACAGCATTGATAACGGAAGTGAAAAGAATGGCAGCGGAAAAAATGGACGCTGGAATACTCGTCGGTACAATTCCCGTTCGTACCGACGCTGTTGGAATCGCACGATTAATAGGTGCGGTGTTGGGTGCAAAAACGGATCGGAAATTCGTCTTTGGGGACCAAAGTCTTTTACTGCCAAAAAGTGTTATTGATGGAATGTCTATTGCTGTCGATGACTATGTGCAAGGATGCTATGACAGGTTAGCGGAACTGATTGACGGGATAAAAGAATCATCGACACCCTTGGATATTGACTTGGAAACTGGCTGGCCCTAATGTCTGATCAAAAAGTAATGTGGTTCATGTGGTTTACCAAGCAGCCTGAGTTTGTATTTAACTTTGCGCTTTTCAATGCTTCACGAGAGTTGCAAGCATATCTCTTTGACGGAACTGATTCAACCACGGTCGGCAATGCCACCGTTGTCACAACACTAACCGGGGATGCCCCCAACAGATCTGGCGTTACCGGTGTAACTCTTGACCGTGTGGTGATTGTGGGCAGTGACCAGTTCAATAATTTTCGTTTGGGGATGTATAATTTTGACGATCCAGGCTGGTCTCTCGTTGGCAATGAATTTCAGGTTAATTCAAGCGCTGCTTTGGCATTTCCCCGCGTTGCAGCCATGGGTTCTACCAGAGTTGCAATTGGTACTGTTTCCGATATGACCACATGGGATTTTGATGGGACTGATTGGGCGATAGTTGGAAATTCAATTGGTGCTGCGTCTAACATAAAATGCATGGACTCTATATCAAGTACGCGAGTAATTGTGATTGTTTCTAATGCAATCAGGATTTATGATTTTGATGGCACAGACTGGACTCTGTTTGCCTTCTTGACCATTTCAACGAGCCTTGCATGTATCGCTGTATTGGATGCGACAACGTATGCCGTTTTCAACTGGAACACTGACGAGCTAATAGCTTATGATTTGTCCGGTACGACCATCGCGCAGATTGGAAATGCATTGTCGATAGCCTCACAAAATTTCAATACAATGTGCGCGTTATCAGCAACACAAATTATTCTGGGTTCTGCCGCCGATGATGAATTACAAGCCTATGATTTTGATGGCACAGACTGGACTTCAATGGGCAATGCACTGGGAACCCAAGGTGTACCAGAAGGGGATGACTTAGCGCAAGTGAGTTACTTACAAATATAATGAGCATTCGACGAGACAACAATATACAAACACCGAACCTTGGTTTGTATCTGGGGGTTTCCCCCACGGCCATTCCACGCCGGGCGATGAAAGACTGTTTGAACGTTCGCATCAGCCAGGGCAGTGTCGATTTTGATAATTTGGGGTGGAGTAATTTCCCCGATGACGTGACCCCGGTAAATCTGGATGGCAAACCTGCATTGCTGGAAGAATCATTCCTATTGCGTGATAAGACTATTCGCACAATATTCGGCAACACAACCGATCTGTTTGTGTTCGATGACTTGACCGGCTTACTTGATTATCTGACACCCCGGACTGAAACTGGAACGGCTACTGTAGTGAATGGATCGCCGGTTGTTGTCGGGGTGGGCACCACATGGTCAACCGATGTGAAGGTGGGGGATTTTTTCAGCTTTGGTGCTGTTGGTGTGACCAGCCAGGGCGCTATTTGGTATAAGGTATTGACGGTTGATAATGATCTGCAACTGACATTAACGACGAACTATGGGGAAGTCAGTGCAGGTCCATCGCCCTATACGATTAGACAGGTAATGACTGGCGATATTGGAACACCATGGTTTACCGAAACATTCTATAACGGCGATGCCCTGGGTGGTCCGTCTGCACAAGGTGACAGAATTTATTTCACTAACGGGACAGATCCTGTATTAGCCTGGGACGGTGTGGCTGATGTTGCTTATTTACCAGTACTGGGAAATGTGGAGACCTGCAAAACTTTACTACGGCATAAAAATAAATTGATCTATGGTGCCCCAACCACTGGAGGTGAGTTTAAGAAATTCTCAATCCGCACAAGTGACATTGGGAAACCGGAAGATACGGTAACCGGTGAGGCGACAGAATTAATTGTCCATGACGGACCTGATGGAATTCAGACAATGAAAGCCATCGGCGAATTGATTGCTATCTACTCGGAGAAAAATATCACGCTCGCGCAAAGTGTCACGCTTCCACTGGTTTACCTTTTCAGAACGGTAGTGACTGGCTACGGCCCTGTTTCTCCAAGGGGTGTTGCAGTATACCCGGACTTCCACGATTTCGTCGGAGCGGATCGACAATATCGATTTAACGGGGCTACAATCACCCCGGTAAATGATCACGTCTGGCGAGATATTGTTCGTCGGGTCACACCACTGCGAAATGATTTTATGCTCAGCCATTTTGATGAAGAGCGTGGCGAATTGCATTGGGTTACACCACTAACCCAGGATGTGGAGGTGGGCATCAACGGCACACCTGAACAAGCCTATGTCACACATTACATGGAGAACGTTGGCGACTACGCACCAGACCCACATACCCGGCGTGAACTTCCTGCTTTGTCCATGGGATCTTATCGACGCCAATCTACGCTGACGTGGAATGAGATCTCGGAAGAATGGCAAGATTTCAGCTATCGATGGGACGACAGATTTTTCCATGAACAATTCCCGCTGACACTCTTTGGCACTGAGACAGGGGATATATTTATTTTGAATGGCAGCACCAGTAAAAATGGGACACTAATGGATAGTTACGTGCGCTTTGCCAGAGTGAGTGTGGGTAATGTGGAATTCAAAGGGATAGTGCGTCGTATCTATCCCTTTATCAAACAGCAATTGGGGTCTGTTAATGAGGTCCGGGTGCGACTGTATGGATCAAACACAGTGGATGGTGTTGCTGTTTTACTTTCCGACCAGGGCTTTTCAACCGGCATCCCGGACGAACGTCATTTTGTGACGCCCAGAAAAAGTACCCGTTACGCTGAGACAGAAATCGGTGTTGACCAAAGCGCATTTTATTACTCATTGGCTGGCTATGCGCTTGACACTGCACCAGGGGGAGGACGATGACCAAACAGAAAAAACGAGAGTCGCTTAAATCAAAAGCGTTGACCGAGCAATTCGAACTGGCAGTTGATTTGCATTGGATTTGCCCAAAGTGCAAAACAAAGTTAATTGGCACTAAACAGAAATTAATGGAGGGATGTCCTTGTGGCTCTACCAGTAATTGAACAAGTCCCATTTAACCTTCCGACGTCGGGAGTCCCGGAGTTGGACAGATGGGCGGTTAATTTTGCACGTGAGATGGTGTCAGCTTTTCGTGAACATGGGACAAGGATAAACCTGGCAATCACAAACGATGGTGAAACACCGATGGAAGCACCATTCATTTTAGGTGATTTTACTATTGCAACTTTACCCAGTGCCGCCAATTTTGAACGCGGCATAGTTTACGTTAGTGACGGTGCAGTGGGTCAAAAATTCCGGGGATCAGATGGAGCCGCATGGGTTAATTTAGGATGACAATACAGACGATGAGAATAAGAAACAACGCAGCACTTATGCTACCCGATTTTCGGGAATTTATACTTCAGTTTTTTGAGTCCGATAAGATGGTGAGAAAACCTGGACAGGCGTTGGTTGAACTGGCCACACAAATACACAAGGACAACCTGGGATTATTCATTGCTCACGACGAAAGTGGTTTCACTGGTGCCATGTTATGCCAACTCAGCGCGACCGCTTTTAACCCTGGGTGTGTGGTAATCCACCTCTACTGCAAGAGGGGAGGAGCCGAGACCAGAAACGGATTATTGGCGATGATGTGTGAATTTGCAATTGAAGGTGGGTATAATGAAATTATTGCTATCGACACCAACAACAAACCAATGGGTTTTGCCAAGGTCTTTGGGGCTGTCGGAAAGCCTGTGAAGTTGGGAAGTGTATTCAGATTTGATTTAGAGGAGGGGCTATTATGAGTTTTATCAGTGATTTTCTTTTTGGGGATGATCCCGAACCGGCAACGGTTCAGGATGTACGACCCCAGGGGCAGATCCAACTACAAGACGACATATTGCAATTTTTAAGTAGTGCAGTTGGACAAGGTGGACTGCCTCAATTTGGTGGGGAAACTACCGCCCAATTGAGTGGGCTTGAGTCAGATCTATTGGCCCGTATTTCAGAGATGTTTACACCTGGTGGGGCATCCGGCATTAATACGGCACGTGACACTCTGTCATCAATTGCCAGTGGCACTGGTGCAGGTACGAATGTCAACCCGGTTCTGGGTGGAGGGACTAGCTCAACGGCTGTCAACCCGGTTCTGGGTGGAGGGACTAGCTCAACGGCTGTCAACCCGGTTTTGGGTGGGAGCATGGATTTGGGCCAGCTCCTGAATCCAATTTTCGCGGAGTCGGCTAATCGGCCCGGACAAACTTCAGCAGCTTTTGATCAGATTTTCCAGTTGCTGAGTGGCGAAAGTCAAATGGCTGACAACCCCATTTTGCAGAATGCGATCACTGCTGCAACTCGACCCATCCTTGAACAGTTTGGAGATGCAGCAGCACTGGAGCGAGGGCAGTTTACACAGGCCGGTCAGTTTGTCCAGCCTGGATCTTCCAGTCCGTTTGAGATGGCCCAGTCAAGAATGAATGTTGGCTTGGCAAATGCACTGGGCGATGTAGGTTCGAATCTCGCATTCCAGAACCTGTCACAGGAACGCGGGCGACAGAGTGATTTGCTTTCTGAGCTCCTGCAAGGTTTTGAGTTGCAGCAAGGGCGGGAACTTGATTTGGCTAATATCACATCAGGAGCTTTTAATGCGCAGCAAGGGCGGGAACTTGATCTAGCTAATATCACATCAGAAGCTTTTAATGCGCAGCAAGGGCGGGAACTTGATTTAACCACTTTACTATCACAGGTATTTGAGTCCGGGCAAGCGCGCGAGGCGGGCGCTGAAGAACGACAGCTTGCAGCGGCAACGCAAATTGCACCGTTTGAGAATACGCAAATCAACAGCATTACCAATGCTTTGGATAGTGCTGCTTTGCCTCGACTGATTGAGCAATTTGGATTGACCCAGGGACAGGAACAGTTTAATCAACAACAGCAATCACTTATGAATATTTTACAGCTTTTGGTGAGTGGCAATACATCCGATATAGTGACTATTCCAGGTGATCCCGGAGGAGGTGGGATATTGGAGCCACTGATAAGCGCTGGAGCGACAGCATTTGGGGGTGGATTTGGTAATTCGCTGGCAACCGCAGTATTTGGTTCTGATAGTGGAACTCCGGCACCAATTGTGAGACCCAACCCAAGTTTTACTGGCTAGGAGGAATTTATGGCTATTTTAGCAACTGGACCCAGTGGACCCTCTCGTGGTTCACGATTTGGCAGTGCGGCTGGTACTGGATTAGGTGGTTCGTTTGTTCCGGCATTTCAGCGAACAACGCAGCAATTGGAACAGCAAAGAACGCTCGCCCCAATTATGGAAGCGTTGCAGGCATCAGTGCAAGGTCCTGCGACTACACCAGGACAGCAACTAATCCAGCAGCTCACCAAAGACCCAAACATTTTTGGCCAGGTCATGGAAAATCCGCAAATGGCCGGTACGCTTATGACGCTGAATCAGGCGGTGGCTCCTGCCGATCCAAATGCGCTAACAGGGATCTCTGGACTGGATGAAATCAATGCAACGTTCAAGCAAGCACAGGACGCAGAAGCCAGAGGCGAAAAACGCCGTGCTAAAATTCTTTTCGGCCGTGTTAATGATTTGGCCGGTATTGAGGGTGAAGTTGATCCAAAACTGGATTTGGTACATTTGATTCCCGCTGGAGGGGGTGCCGAGGACGCAATCCCCATGCAACTGGACCCTACGGGAAAAGGGCTGCAGCTTCTTGATGGCACCAAGTATGAAACAAAAGAAGGCGACAGGCTTCTGGAGTCAATGAGCATTTCTGGTGCTGCGGAAGGAGTGTTAGGAAATGTCGAAGCACGAAATCTCAGAGATGCCCAGGTTGCCACGACGAATTTTATTGCTACGGCTGGGGACGCCCTCACTCTGCTTCAGGAAGAGCCTGGGGTTAACACATTGACCGGACGTGCAGCGGCACTTTTTGGAGATCTCAAAGCTGAAGCGCAAACGGCAGCTGAGATATTTGGCATGAAGTTTGAGCCCTCCCAGCTAGATCCCGACACCTACGATGCACAGTTTGATGAGTTGGGTGTGAACAATGCGAGGATGCGTAGCTTGATTACGTCCATGGCTTTCCAATCGGCGGCCGCTGCCGGTCAACGAAGTAATTCTGTCAGCAATAGGGATATAGTGCGATTTATTGAGCAGGTGGGAGGCAATGCAGCTAACCCGGTTGCCTTTGCCGCTGTACTTCGGGATGAGGCGGTAAGGACTGCACGTAATTTTGAAACCAATTTCAAGGCACGAATGAAAAAGGAATTTGAGGGGGATCTGGGCCTGGAGGCATTGATTCCTCAACCCACAGAGGACATCGAAGCCTTGTCTGACGATGACTTATTCAGGTTTTAATTATGGCTACTCCAGAAGAAAATCGATCCCGGTTCCAGGAAATTGCCAATCGTGGTTTGCAGGCTCGCTTGAACCCAGATCAAAAAGTGCGATTTGACGTAGCGGTCAGTCGTGGACTAATCACATTGCCTGGACAATCAGCACAGCCGCAAGGCCCAACTGGCCAGCAAGAGGACTTCCAGTTCTTCGAGCGGCCTTTTAGCGATCAGCTCATAGGAACGGGTGAAATGATGGCCACGATGCTTACAGGTGCTCTCACAGAGCCCGTGGCTGGCCTGGAGGGAATAGGTGCAGGCATTATTGAAGGAGTGTCCAGTTTCATTGCAGGGGATGACGAGCCGCTTATGCGTGCTTCTGAAGCTGCCAGTAACGCTGTGCAGAATCGGCGACGGGCCGGTACGTTCGTACCACGTGGAGGAGCGGGCCGAGAATCACTAGCGGCGGTTTCCAGACCGGTTGAAGCGCTTTTCAGGAATGTCATCCAGCCTGGAGCCGAACAGATCGCAGACGTGACAGGAAGCCCGGCAATTGGTGCTGCTGTCCAGACCTTTGCCGAGACTTTCCCTCCTGGTTTAGCACGACCAAGACCAAGTGCCGTTGCGCGCAGGCGTGAGGGTGGCCAGAGATTGGCTGAAATTGAGGAAGCAACCGGCGTTGATGTAGGGGCAAGAGCTGATGTTCAGGGTCAACAAATCGCCACATCGGCGGCGGCTCAGACAGGAGGCCAAACGGTAAGGGCACAAAATTTTGATTTGATCCAAAACGAACTTGTCAATGCACGAGAACTGGCTAAAACCAATGTTGATAATTTATACCTCTCTGCCAGAGAGACCAAAGCCGCTATCCCCGTCCGGCAGATTGATAATCTTAATACTGCCGTGATTGAGTCCTTGCGTAATGTGGATAAGGTTGACAAAACAATCTTAAATAGAAGATTGGCTGAATTGGAAGAGATTACCGCATTACCTGATACTGCTTCGGTAAAACTCAATGCACTGTCAGATTACCGGGCCAGATTAGGCAAGGAAAATCGGGGGGTTAATCCTGCCGAAAATCGAGCAATGGGGATAATAAAAGGTCAGGTAGATTCGTTCATGGACGCCATGTTTAATGCCGATATGATCAGTGGAGATCCAGCAGCAATCCAGCGCTGGAAAGATGCACGTGGTGCCCACAATCAGTACAAGGCTAATTTTGATGATAATAAGGTCATCCAACAACTTTCTACTCAGCAAGCAACACCTGAACAGATCAAGCAATGGATCATAGGAACCAATGCGACAGGAGCTAAAAAACAATCCGGTGATGTGGTCAATAGAATAGGGGATCTCATCGGTCGGGACAGCCCTGGTTTTTCTGCCATTCGCCAGGATACACTTTTTGACATCATGCAGCCATTATTACAGGAAAATCCAAATCTTCCGGGCTTCGTTAGAAACTACGATACTTTCGTGAGGAATAACGACACGTTAACCAAAGCTCTTTTTCCTGAATCAGTTGTCCCCATGCGTGAATTGCGGAATCTTGTTAGCTCAACGTCCAAGGTTCAATCACCCCGTTTCCAGTTCAATATGACACAAGCAATTGTCCGGACTTATTTCGGCCATGCACTGTCCAAAGGCCAAGCCAGAATGTCGATGTTTATGGCTGGCATTGACGCAATTAAAAATGCATCGTCAACATCGAGAAAGAGACAGATAACATCCGATCTACTGGGCTTCGATCCCAGCGTCAATACATTGCCTGTTTTGCCATTAGGAGCAGCGGGCGCGTTACAGACTTTAGGTGAGCCAGCCGACCAACAATTACAGGTGACACCATAATGATCAATAATTTAATTGCGTTATCCCGACAAAAACACCATAGAACGGCTGCTTTTAGCGGGGGTGGAAGCCCGCCCATAATTCCCGGTGCCCTGGTGCAAATGGACGAAGGTGGAATCGTTTTGGTTAATGGACTGGTAACGGAATTCCAAAACAATCTTGGTTCCGGGGGTGCAGCTTTTGATTTTGATGTATTGACCGGTACGACTGCAAATTTAAGGCGATCCATTAGTGCCGCTGTACTTTCCTATGGTGGTACAGCAGAACTCACAACACCCACCAATTCCATAATAGATCTGGTTACGGGCAGTTTTGAAATTAGGGTCCGGGTAACATTGGATGATTATACGCCTGCCGTAAATCAAGATCTCATGTCAAAATGGAATGGAGGGTTACCCAGTATCTCTTACGTATTCCAATTGCTCACAACAGGATTTTTGAATTTGGCAGTTTCTACTGATGGCATCAGTGCTGCTTTTTCCGTGCAGTCTTCAATAGTATTACCTACTATTGATGGCGATACTACATGGATTAATGTGACTTACAATATTGGCACCAATGAAGCTATATTTGGCACCTCTACAGAAGATACAAATGACCCCATTGGATTGACTTTTACTCAGCTTGGTACTATTAGAGCAACTAATTCCATTCCATCTGTATTCGTTTCCAGTACACCTTTAGCTATTGGAAGTAATTTTATTGGTGATATAAATGGCAGTATACATCGGGGAGTTTTATATAGTGGAATTAACGGTACAATAGTTGCTGACATGACCCCGGCTTCTTATGTTTCCGGAACTACTTTTGTCAGTTCCCGGACTGGTGAAACATGGACATTAGGTGGAAACATGTTTATTCAGAATACCGGGCATAATGTGGTTCACAGCATCGGTAGTGTTTCGATGGAATCAACAATTAACCAATTGATACCGTCCCCTTTCGTCATGTATGCAGTTATGCGCGCAACTGATCCCGCTCCACCTTCACAACACTTTATCAATGGTCGGGATGCTTTAAATGAAAGAGCCATTTTGTTTACATTAAATTCTGGCAATGACAGATTCGCTCTTTACCAGGGTGGTACAGCAATAGTCCTTGTAGAGCCATATGATACTGACGTTCATGTTTTTGTCGGCGAGTTTAATGGGGATTCCACAACTAAACTGACGGTCTCTGGTGTGGGAGAAATCACAGGAGATGCGGGAAATAATGCTAATTTTGGATGGGCTACCTTGCTTGGCGATCAGGCGGGCGCGTCAACAATGAAATGCTATATTGCGTCAGTGCTTGTATACAACGGAACCCATACGGCGGAACAGGTTGCACAAAATATCGCCGCACTGGAAACGAAATATAACATAACAACGCCCGCCAATAAATTTCTGCTTTTGCCGGGGGCGTCCGGGGATTATGCCAGTACACCGGACAGTGCAGCGGCAAGTGTGACAAGCGATATAGATCTGAGATTGTCTTGTTCCCTCGATGACTGGACACCGGCCAGTTCCATGGCATTAATAAGCAAACGGACCCCTGCCGGAACCCAAAATTCATATTACTTCCGTGTCTTTACTTCAGGCGCATTTCAACTATTTATAAGTCAGAATGGGACTAATACTGCAGGAGTGTTAAGTACTGTAGTACCTGGTTTTGTGGACGGTTCTGAACATGGGATCAGGGCCACCTGGAATAACACAACGGATACCGTCCAATTTTTTACCCGTTCAGACAGTAGCATTGAAAACGATTCGGGCTGGGACCAACTGGGAACAGATGTGGCACTTGCAAGGACCGGCATTTTTGATTCCACTTCACCGGTTGAAATTGGAGCGAGGGAAAATGGTACAGTTGATGTTATGGCCGGCAAGGTAAATCAGGCAGTCATCAAAAACGGCATTAATGGAACAACCGTAGTTGATTTTAACCCCGATGACTATATATCGGGCTCCAGTTTTGTTTCCACAACCACAGGCGAAACATGGACAATTAATGGCAATGCCTCCATATCTACATAGATTTATAACCTGACAGGTGCAGTATGGCAGATCTTGGGGAAAAGGTGGCTAGATTGGAAAAGAAAGTGGCAGTTCTGGAGAATGAAAAAGAGCACGTGGCCGAAAGGCTCAAGATCTTGGGTGATCGGATTAATGGCATGAACGACAAGAAACTAACGCCCATGCAATTGCAACTGTCAGATATTCAGGAATCAATTCATGGCCAGCGGGGTTTTGTGGCTGGAATGTTTCTGGTGATTTCGACGGTGTGGGTGGTTTTTGCCACCGTTGGGGTGGTGTTTTGGAATTGGATTAAGGTGAAAACATGAATAGTTGGATAATTGCATTGCCGTACTTCCCGGAGAAGGAATTAGCGTGCCGCCATTGTGGCCTAATCAGACTGGACGTTGCTTTTGCAGCGCGTCTGGTTGCATTGCGTGTGGCATGGGCTAAACCATTGACCCCCAGCAGTGTTTGCCGTTGTGGGACGCACAATGAGAATGAGGGTGGCCATAAGCGATCCCTGCACCTTACACTCAACCCTGTACATCAGACTGGTGGCACTTGTGCTATCGACATTCAATGGGGCAACTGGATCGGCCATGACCGTTTTGAATTTGCAAGATTGGCATGGAAGTTGCAGTGGTCATTGGGCCTAAGCAAAACCTTCATTCACCTGGACGCCAGAGCCTTTGTCCCGGACACGCCATTAAAACAGCAAATTTTCCACTACCCCAGTTGGGATCGGGAATTCAGTGATGTGCAAATCAAAACTAACATTATGGCCCGTTAATCGTGATCATTTTGAGCTTCTTCCATCATTCTGAGTCTTTCAAGGCAGGCTTGGAATTCATTGCGTAGCCCATCAAAATGGGAGCGAAGTTCCCTATTGGAACGTTCCAGACGATCCACATCACCATGCAACGAGTCCAGTTCATGAAGCCTATTATTGGCATTATCAGCCTTCTGCTCAATTTCCCGCAATTTCCAATCATCTCTCATATCTCCGAACATTTGTTTTTCTCCACTAATCTGTGTTAGATTCCGCTTGTGGTTCCTGCCACGTCTTCAGGGCTTCGGCCTTGATCCTCGGTTGTTGGCCCTCTTCATCTCGTTTGGTGTTGGGGGCTAACATTTATCGAGATCTCGATAATCTCTTTACCCTATCCCTGATAATTGACTGCGTGCTGCGCTTGGTCTCTCTTCGCATCATTACGTCCTCATCAATAGTATCCCTGGCCAACAGATGATAAATGAATACAACGCGGTCATATCCACTTTGGAGCTGTCTGACAGGCCCAATTCGCTCGATGGCCTGTAAATAATGTTCCAGGTTCCACCAATGGCTGAAAAATGCTATGTGATGCCCTCCATGCTGAAGGTTGAGGCCATGGCCTGCACTAGCCGGGTGCATAAGGCCGCATAGGATCTTTCCATCATTCCAGTCATCTTCATCCTTCCTGGTTTTTACGAGCCTTGCCTGGGGGATATGCTGAAGGATTCGGGTGAGATCCGTTTTGAAATGGTATGCCACTAAAAGTGGGTTCCCGGACAGCTCATTAAGAAGATCCGCCAGTGCCTCGATTTTAGCATTATGGATGATCTGCCAATCCGTCGATTCAGGACGATAGCATGCACCGCTGGCAATCTGAAGCGACTTAATTGATAGATCGGCGGCTGTCTTGGCTTCCAGCATTGGTGCATTTTTTATGGCCACAAACATTTCCTTGTCCATCTTGTCGTAGATGCGCCGCGCTTTGATTGGCAGATCCACCATGATATTGACCTTGACCGATTCGTGGACATCCATGTGGTCAGCGGCATTGAGATTTATGGTACAGTCCGAAATCAGTTTGGTGATCTGCCGCTGCGCGAATGGCTTTGGTATAATTGTTTTTGCATATTTGTTTTCGGTAAACCATCGTTCCACATAAGAGGTGTAGGAGTGGCCCAGGCGGACCCCGGCATCGATGAACCACTGTTGGCCCCACAGATCGATCAACCCATTCGGTACTGGGGTGCCAGTCAGATTTATCCAACGCGCCGTATGCTTCGATGCTTTGGCCAAGGCAGTGGCTCGCTTTCCACCGTGCCTTAAACGGTAGCCTTTCAATTTTGTGGACTCGTCCGCGACAATAGACTTGAATGGCCATTGCCTTGAGAGTGTTTCGACTAACCATGGTATATTCTCGTAATTGATAGTATAAATTTCTACGTCCTTTTTCAGGGCCTTGAGTCGTTGTTCTTCAGTGCCGATAATTTCCACAATACGCAAATTTTGGAACTGCTCCCACTTGTTTATCTCATCAGTCCATACGCTTCGGGCAACACGCAATGGGGCAATAACAAGAACGGGAAATTTACTGGAGCTGGCCAACCACAAGATATCGAACGCTGACAACGTGATACTGGTTTTCCCCATGCCGGGGTCCATCCAGATATTGCAGCGCGGGACCTCGATGATGAAATTAGTGACTGCGGGTGCATAGGATCTTGGAACCAGTATCATGATATTAGTTTCAATGCCTCAATTAACTCATCTACTTCGTCATAGGTTGAATTCAGGAACACAAATTGACCTGCCTCTTGCAACTTATCACGTTCTACTGCCTGTTTAGCTGTCCAGGTTTTGCCGGGTGCTTTACACTCAACGAATATGCAATGGCCATTGAATAATAATATTCGGTCTGGCACAGATCGGCGAGAGGGAGAAGTGAATTTATAGGCAGTGCCACCTAAAATAGTCTTGGTCTTTTTAACCAGTCGTTTCTCAACGTCCTTCTCTCGGATATTAGAATTTTTCATCGACTATCTCCCTGCATGTGGATAATTTTATTTTCGTATCACTCACGTCATAATGGCCTGACTCCCTGAAATGCTGTAGGGTAATTGACGTCTCTGTGTCATCTTCCAGCTCCTCCAAAACGTTTTTAAATGCTGCGATACCTAAATGATCCTCCCCATTTTCCAAATCTGTTAATGCAACATAACTACCACCCTCCGATTCCTCGATCAGCTCTTCTTCAAATCCCGTTTCTTCTGATTCCACAACACAGGATGTTTGAGACACGCCGTCAACGTCCGGTAGATCGACCGAGAGTAGTCGGAAAGGAAATTCTATGTCTTGCTCACCATCACGCTGTTTGGCAATTTTGGCGATTCGCTCACCATTGGCCAGTTGGTCCATTTCTATTTCGGTTTGCATGGCTGCTCGAAGGCCGGACCATCCACGTGCACCTTTTGATGCATCTTTCCCGGAGTGGTGAATTAAAAGTATTAAAGCTCTCGATGCCGCGTGTAGTGCCCGACATGCCGCGAGTATTTTCGCCATGTCCTGGCCGGAATTTTCATTTGCGCCACCGGCAGCGGCTGTTAGTGTATCGACAATGATTAGCACAGGTCTGTATTTTTTGGCTTCCAATCCAATTTCCCGAATGTGTTCAACCATATTGAAATCAGGCGTTTCAACGATGATCCTGAAAGAGTCGGTCAAGGCCACGTCATGATGCAACATATAGGCTTTTGCCCGATTGATCATTGATGCCGCCGCTTCAGCAGCGATCCACATTACGTCCCCTTTTTCGGTATCCTTGTCACGCCATGATCTGCCGGTTGCAATGCATAACGCAAGATCCATGGCAAAAAATGATTTCCCACTACCAGGTGCGCCGTACATCATAGCGAGATCTGCTTGCGGCAGTGTGTTGTGAATCAGCCATTTGGGCGGCGGGCGTTTCACCCACTCGCTAAGTAGAATCGACCGGAACTTTTTTCGTTTTTTGACTTTCTCCTGAGGAACGGCGTCGGTAATATCCTCGAACACTTCGACATCTGCGATTTGATGCATTAGTAAATAGTCAACGGTGATCCCGGACCCATGAAAGCTTCGCCAGCATGTCACGATATCTTTTTGGCCCTGGTACTTTTCCCCCTTTGCTGACCAGTCATTCCAAACTTCAATACCCTGGCGTCCGCCATCTGATGCACTATGCACGGCCATGCCAATTCTGAGCCATTGGTCCCTGTCACAGTCGGGGTCCAAATTTTCAAGCAGCCCCACCAACTCTTCAGTGGAATATGCTATGTCGGTTTTTTCTTTGTCAGTATTGCGCTCGTGAATCTGGGAAATCCAGAACGTCAGCATATTTTCCGGCAGGTCGGGCAGATTTTCCCAATCACCCACCAGGTCGTCACCATAGGACCAGTAATAGGGTTTTTTTGTAATGGGATGGATGGAGGGAGGCAAAGCATCCTGAACTGTTAGCCCGTCAGCAGTGCCACATCGAAAATCGATTATGTTTACCTGGAGTCCGTTCACAGTATCAATTATCTTTATGGACTGAAGTGGTTTGGGCAACTTGTAAATTAGTTTGGCACGGTTTTTCCGACCGCTGAGAATGCGCACCGCTGAGGGCGCCATGTACATTTCCTTGAGGTCGATATCGAATTGCTGCATATATCGCAATGAGGACTGGATATCATCGATGTCAATTGCACAAGTGCCACTATAGGCGTGAGCCAACCCGGCAGCCTGCACGCCTTCTATATCATCCGGCTCACTGAGTGTCAGCTCTTCACGATTCCAGCCGCGTTGTCGGGGTGATTTATCACCAACCTCTATCGGAATAAGCCGCCATCCGTGGTGAACGTATTTTAAAAAAGGTGACTGCATAATCGAAACTCAGTTTATTTGATTTGGATCTTCTGACGCGTCTGCACTTAATTGAGCAAAAGTATTCAGCATTGCTTTAACGGTTGCGGCGGAAGTTAAAACTTCCCTGGCGCAATCCACTTGCATATGGTGAACAAGTGCGCGATCTACCTGTTCAACACTTTTAGCCGTCACGTCTTCTTCCTCAACAAAACCGTGCATGGTTTGCCAGATGGTCAAGTCCTCCCTGAATTCATCAGCGGTTTTATTCTGGGCCGATCTCCACAACATTTCCTTGAATTGCTTCAAGTGTGTATCTTTGTTAATTTCGAAACCGTCACCAATAACCGGGGTGAAGGTAATAGTCATTGCAACTCTTGTCAGTTTCATAAAATATCCTTTCTCATTTTTTGTAGTATCGTACATCCTGGTAACCCTCAATGGCTAGTGGTATGCCCATAGCCCAACGTGGTATTTCCAGCATTAAAGCAATCATTTTTTTAAGGGTCAGCGCTCCTTTTCGCCACACCTCGGCGATAATTTCATCGTGAACGGTCAGTACAATTGGAAAGCCTGCCTGGTCCACCTTGAGCATGGCATAGCCAAGAATGTCACGAGAGATAGCCGATGTGATGTTCTCGGCCAGCTTTCCCCCATACAGGTTCTCACGGCCACCATAAACACCCTGATATGTGATGGTCTTGCGCTTGCTCTTCTTTTTCTCTATGTGGACCCGTGGACGAGAATAAAGCAGGCAGCGCCCTGACGGCAATTTTATCGCCAACGTATCCCCCACCATGATAAACATGCATTTTGCTGCACGATATCGTTTACCTGGATTCTCAATAGCAGCAATGGCGACACCGTTCAAAGTTTTCCATAGCTTGACTGTGCGGGGTGAGGTGCTTCGCCAAATCAGTTTTGCACATTCCAGTTGGATGTACATTTTTTTACCTACTCTCAAAGCAGGATCGTTTCGTATGATGGCAAATGCATAGTTTTTATTGGCTCTGTTTTTGATGTGCCCGGGTGCATGTATCCATGTACCATGGCCGAGTTGATCCAAGTCTACGCTATAGGTCTTGGCCGACTGGACCAGGGCATCTACTCCACCTTCATAACCCATGCTCAACTCAAAGCATTTTCCTTTCTGCCGATTGTCTTTTGAGATCTCGATAGTTTCCGCAAAGCCAAACATCTTGCGATAGGTGCGCACGTACATATCTTCATTATTTGCGTATGCTTCAAGCTTTTGTATCTCGCCCGCGATCCAGCATAACACTCGACCTTCTATCGAGGAGTAGTCAGCAACCAGTAATTTCTTGCCCTTGGCGGCGATGATAATTGAACGGCCGATATCAGAACACATCTGGTGTACGTTATCCGTCACCACATCAGCCCAGCCTTCCATTATTATCTTGATGCACGTTTTTACTACGGTCCATACCCTGGACGGCCGTGGTATATTGTGTGGCTGAAATAATCTACCTGCCCACCGGCCTGTGCGTGAAGCACCGCAAAACTGGAGACCACCTCGCATTCGCCCGTCGGGTCCGATGGCAGATAGAATTCTGAGGAATTTGGCTGTGCTGGATTTGGATACCCGTTGACGGGCTTCAAGCAATTGTTTTATTTCTCCACTTGCGCCGTCATCCAATGCTTCTTCAATTGTTTTAGCTTGCATGTTAGGCAGATCACAGCCGATTGTGAAAAGGAAGTCTTTGAGCTTTTCACGCTGGTTTGCACTTTGGATTTTGCCCAGTGTGAGCTTGTCCACCAATGCATCCAGTTCGACTTTTTCTTTTTGGCAAGCAAGGGCTGCTTTCTTCGCAAGTGCTGTATCGACCATGAAACCAAGACTGTTTATTTTTTGGTCCAATAGCCATAGGCTTCTTTCGAATTCAGCAACACGCATCTAGATTGATCCTCGGCATACGCTTGTAAACTTCTCGTAATGTGACTGTATCACCTATGGCATACTGTCTGAAGCGTTCCCACTCTTCGGGTAAATCCAATTTGGTCAATCTGCCCCCTCCGCGCTGAGGTTTGCAAAAAAGTCGAATCAGTCTGAGACCGTCACCTTTCTTTTGCAGATCGTCTGGCAATCCCAATGTCTTGCCCAATATGCTGAGTTTGCCAGGTAGTGAATGTGCATGAGCCTGGGCCATGGTGCAGTGCCAATCGGAAATTGGGCGGTTGCACCAGCCAGCACGTTTAAAGACGTTGAACTCGAACCAGACATTGTGAGCGATGTTGATCCTGGACATGGCCAGCATCTCTTTCACTTCGGCGGGGTTCTGTCCCACCTCCCACAAATTGATATCGTCCAGTCCCCAGGCATAGCTCGCCAGGATTATCTCGCAGTTGCGCGAATAGACATCGGCCCCCACCTCTTTTAAATCATACCGGCTGTAAGTTTCGATATCGACCCAACCAAAATCATCCACTTCTAGAGTAGTATATCGTCGTCAAAATCCGTCACGAGTTTGTCAGCATCATCAATATCATCGCTGTCAAAATCCATGAAGTTTTCATCTTCGGCGAACTCATCGGCCAACGTGTCGAACACACCAGGATCAGCCGCTTTACCACCACCGAAGGAATCACCGGTTTTGCGAAACTGGACCCCTTGCATTTGTGCATTGATTCGCTTGCCATACTGACCTGTCTGGACCCACAACGAAAGGTAACAGTTAACGAAGCAACCAGAAAAAATCTTGCCATCCTCTTCAGTCAGCTTAATTTTAGGGTTCAGATCAACAATGGTAGGAGGCACATAGGAACGCGCTGAGATATACCATTTGTCCTCATAACCCTCCATCACCTTACCATCACCGTCCACCTTGTCATTTCCATTGTGAAGACAGAGTAAGTCCCTTTTCATCAATTGTCGCAATACACTGTCACCATTTTTGCTTCCCCACTTCGCATGACAAAGTTTGCGTACAGCCTGTTTGACTTTTTTCAATTGGGGGTCACCGTCTTCAAAAATAAAGTGACAGGAGAATGCGGGTTTGTCTCCTGGCTTTACCCCTTCAGCCTCCCATATTTTGCAAAAACTCGTCCGCATATTATCGAGTCGTAATTGTATCTGTACTTTTTTCTTGGCCATCGTTTCTACTCTCCTGTTAATAATTAATACCATCATCTAAACCGTGATTTGATAGGTGATTCCCATTATCTAAATCATCGAATACCGGTTTCCGTAAAATTTGCTCACGTGGGTCATCAGCTTTTGCCACGGTTGGTTTTCCTGGACTTTGCTCTATCAATTCCGCACGCTTTAATTTCTCAATGCGTGGCGCACTCAATAATTTAAATATTTTGGTGGGGGATTTCAACGCTGATTCATACATTTGATCCTTGCGCAATCGCATACTGGTCAGTGCTTTCACGGCTCGCCTCTTGTCCTTCCATTTTTTGTCACCACGCCGTCCCTCTATCAGTTTATACCCTGGCAGATCCCCACCACGATCCAGCTCATTAAATCCTGCCGCCAGAACTGCTTTACACCACATCTGGACGAGCTTGACTTTCTCATATCGCTCAGCCAGATCCTCACTGTCGTCTGGCAAATTAACTTGGTCGAACAAGGGATCGATATCATCAAATACCGAGGCAATTTGCTCGTGGATAGCTGGACATGTTGCTTTACCGGGACACCAGAAACATTGTTTCTCACCTGGCACAAGACCTTCACCTGGGATGATAATATTGTCCGCTTTGCTTGCCATCTTACGAGCAAACTTTGCGAACTTCATCAGCTTTTCAACACTCATAGTCCACGAGTCGGGTGCTTCTTTAATTCGTGGCTGATGGATGGTTAATTTTACTTTATCAAATGGCCCCAAAAAGGGATTGGATAAAATAAACGCTGCACCATAGATCATCATCTGCTTATTTCTGCGCGCGAAAACCTCAACACCTTTCCCATGTTTGTAGTCATGAATTTCTAGAGTGGTTTCTTCAGATGGGACAATGATTGCATCCCCGGTGCCAGTTCTCCCTTTTCCCAACACATCGGAACAATCAATTTTCTTTTCAACGATCAGGTTTTTGTCTTCAGCGGATTTGTAGATCTCAATCAGATAGGCATCGACCGCATCAACCATTTCCATGGTTACCTCGATGTCGCCGCTATCAGTAGCGATCATGTCGCCCAAACGAACGTTGGACGTAGATTCATTTTCTTGCAAACAGTCTGATGCTATTTCGTGAGCGGCCGTCCCCTCGTCTGCATAAAATTTGGGTTCCTCAACAAGGTTGAGTGACTCCACATACGCGGGCTGTCCATAACAAACTGTCCAGGTATCTGCACCGGAAGGGCGGATCTCACGCATAGCTAGACCTCTTCGCCAAAGGGATCGTCGTCGTCGCCCAAGTCATCGTCTTCGCCAAAAGGATCGTCGTCGCCCAAATCACCGTCGCCCAAATCATCGTCGCCCAAATCGTCATCGCCCAAATCAGCTAAATCATCATCCAAATCAGCCTTGGCTTTTTTGGCCTTGGCAACGGCGGCTTTTTTGGCCTTGGCAGCGGCTGCAGCTTTTTGGGCTTTCTCCAATGCAGCAGCAAGTGCCTTGGCAACAACACCATATTTCGTTTTGGGGACTTCCCGGGCTTTTCCTGCCTTGACCTTGGCCAGAATTTTTATGACAGTATCCCGGCCCCCAGGAAGGGCTGCGACGGATATCACCAGTGCGCTCAGTTCTTTAAGGGTAATACCGGTCGTTCCCCCGCTTGCGGCCTGTATTGCTGGCTTCTCTGTGATTGCTCCCGCCGCTTTGGTCTTGGCCCCACCCCCTTTGCTACCCAGGGCATCAGTCAAGGCCACCATAGCCACTGTACACTCTTTAATAGTCTGTTCTATCGACATGTTATATTCCTCATTGATTGACAAAATGTGCCTGGCAGTTATACTGGCATCTAATATTAATGTCAACCAAAGGTTTCAGGGCCATGGATATTGAAGAATTAAAGCCGGTTCTGGCGAGCTTCAAACCACATCTCATCATAGAGCACACTGGCCTGTCCCGGATAACGATTTATAATATTATGGCCGGTACGCAACGAAACCCCAGGCCTGCTACCGTGGAAAAGCTCATGGCATTCCTGGTATCACAGCAAATTTTGATCGTCGCTTTGCAGATCGAGCAGCCGAAGTAAATCGACCCCCACCTCACCGAATCTGGCCTTGATGACAGCCTCTTGCATGTGGGCCTTCAGGGGTAACGGCAGCTTGGTAGATCCTCTTTCCCATTCTCTGAATCGTCGTATTTGGTATTGTGTTTTGCGAAGCCTGTTAATGCTTCGTAGTGCTTCATTTCGCTGGCCTCTGAACATTGACAGATAAGCAGTGACAAGTGGCATTTTTGATGACTTGGGCACTCTCAAAACACTGCGTAACCATTTGTTGTATTGCTTTTCCAGAACAGTTGCCATAACTAGTATCCTATGTGAGTTCGTTTGAATCTGCGATGGTCAACCTTAACAAAGCGACCCTTTTTTCGTAATCTTCCTACCGTTTTTCTGAGCGTGTCCGTCTTTACGTCTTCACCAGTGAGTCCCTTAATATTCCTGGCTGCACTGACCAGGGAAAAAGGGAAGCCTGGTGGTATCATCACGTCCAGGAAGTCATAGAGAGAAGTATTACTGTATCCCTCATCAATGCAAAAATAATAAGCGGGTCTGCACATCCGCCAGTTCTCATTAATGACCAGGTATTTAATTACTTGTTGTAGACATTTTTTGTCCCGGCCATTCATGTCAAACAGATTATTGATGTTCAGTTCCTGCATAATGGTCATCGCATTGTAGGGTAATCCCGGTTTGGTTTTCTCGGCCAGGTGTTTTTTCATTGCCTCGAAATCATTTCTGTATTCCGATTTCCATGGAACCTTGGCATCCCATTTTGTCAGCCCGGTTAATCTCATACGACCCCTCTCGGTTTGTGATTCAGCCACCAGTCTTCCCCTTCTCCACCACTCATATCATTGACCCGTCCTTCTCCGTCAATGAAATACCATCTTCGCCGACCTGGTTGAACCTGCAATACGGTCCATGTATATTTATCAACCCGGATAATCCTGTGCAGTGTGCAGGGATTAATGATGTTCTTGTTGCCTACGCTAAATCGCTCTGTGACTTTACGCTTAAGTCTGTCAATTCTCGCACTCTCTTCAGTATACCCACCACAAATTATTGTGGAGTCGGCAAACCATGGATGTGAGTGCAAAAATTGATCCTCATCTGCCGACAGAAAACGATGCAGCCATGTCTGTTCACCACGCCTATCCTGCCCAACGTAATAACGTTCGAGATATGGACCATCATTTTTATCTATTGAGCGCATTGGTAAATGCTTGGTGATTTCCAATAAGGTATAATCCATTTCTTTGGCTAAGCATATCATAATTTCACCTTGTTTAACTCTCGTTCCTCATGGGGCCATGTTCGAACGCCAAACACTGTTCTCGATGCGGAATTCGTTCGGTCAATATGCCCAGGAATTTATGAGGGGGTACTTTCCCTTTCGACGGCACAATAGTATGTCCATGTTTCAGCTGGCTTATCTGGTCCCACTCCCTATAGCCTATCAGGATCTTGCGAACCTCTCGTTTATCAGCGAGGAACTTAAGCAGGATTTCCGTGATCGTATCCTTCAATGATTTCTCATTGTCGTAGGTCACTGAGGTAATCAGCGAATCATTCTGGATAAAGATACAATCAATGACGTTAGGTGGCATGTATTGCTTTATTACCCCTCGTTCTATTACATTATATTTGACGGCCCCCTTTCGGTACTCCCCACTTGGAGGGGTGATTTTTATCACCTCGACCTCATAGCCGACTACTACACCTGATACTGCTTTAAGCTTGTCGCCTACGGCCACTTCTTTACCGGTCGTTAAACAAAATAATTTCATACCTGGTTTTCCCCTCGTTTGTCGAGGCGCAACAGTGCATCCTCGATCGATTCAAATTTGGTGAGGATGCCAGGAACGCCGGAAATAGCGTAGGTTTTAACCTTGCCGTCCCACGATGTTGATATCGCACCGTTCAATCCATATGCGCGACGATTGTACTCGGCGACATTTTGCTGGTTGGTTTGTTTCTTCATTGGTTGATCCTCGGTTTGTGGAGAGTGGCACACTTATGCGTGCCATGCAACTATCTAAATGCGGTCGTATTCTCGCCTTTGCCAGCGCATACCCTCTCTATATTCCAGATAGTTCACCAATATAAGGACAAAAATGAAGGGTAACGCGAACCACCATGGAGGTGCAAAATATAGATAAACGCAACCCAATAATAGGATGACGGCAAAGGACCATATGAGATAAGGCCACATCCTTTTTAATACAAAATACCTGGCGTGATGTTTATTCATAATAGATCCCTATTGTCCGCTGGTTTGGGTTTAATATAGCCGTTGATATCGTTGGCGATTGCTCGCCTCATTGATTTATGTGCTTCCCGCGACAGATTAGCATTCAAAATTTTAATGTCTGCGGGCTGCGCTCTGGTTCCCTGTTCGTGCTGCTTCAAGTCCCTGAATTTTATATAGCCGTAAATATTGTCCTCATAAAACTGGGCTGTCAGTTTAATCATAGGAGAACGACCGTTTAATTTCACTCCAGGCACCGGCCAGTATTTCAAGATCGTCTTTCATTTTTGCCTCTTCATCATCGTGCTGGTGCCATAGGTCCCAGTCAATGAGTGGTTTGATTGCATCAGTGATAAGTTTCACAAGATCCTTGGGTAACAATGCATCCAGTTCCCACGAATTATCGCCATACTGCTCAATATATTCCTCACTGCGTGAGTCACTTTTCTTTGCGGGTGCAGGAGGTAAATCATGCTTGTCGATCTGGTCCATATTGAGCGCGACCCGGCGCATATCTATACCGGCCGATGCGCTGAAGTCATCAAGTCCAATGAACTCATTAAGACGATCCTGGTTATCGCGGGTCATGTCTATTCCTGAAGGATCATGGTCACCTACATGAATAATGACACACTGCTTGCCTTCCTCTGTCATGGCCTTCATTTTCTGCCCCCTGGCCCACGCCTCGGACGCTGACATATACCCACGGCAACAAAGGTAGGGTACTTGCAACGGCCTACAAGCGCGCGCTATGACCTGCACCAGCGCATCTTTCTCGACCCAACATTCAACATAATGATCCTGGTCTGCCCATAAATCGAATTTGATTTGGTCTGCCAGCACATCAATCAAAGCCTGGTCATCATCCCAGAAATTGTACTCCTTGATATTCCGTATTCGATCCTCCATGGCTTTCCATGAAATCATGCCAGCATAGCGACCTTTGGTAATCATTGCGCCGAAACTTTTGTAATTTTCCATCGTGTTTTCAATCCACAATCGACGCACGAACTGATAGTACAATTGACGAAGCGTAACGGTATAGCCATCGGCCTCGAACTCTTGGATAACATAGTTAGCCCGCTCAATCAGTTCCAGACTTTTGGGTTTAAAGTTGTGCGTTCTGTATTGTATTTTCATTATCTATAATCTCCACATCCAACAGAAACATAGCCAGAACCTGCATAGGCACATGCGGTGTCCCCTATAAATGCGGCATCCGAAGTTCGATAGGAACCGACAGTTCCATCAGTCCATTCTACTCGGACTCCAGTATCATTTACTTCAAGTACGGTCCCATGCATATAAGGGGATTGGTCACAACCAGCCAATACGATAAGTACCAGTGCAACAATGCCAATAATCTGTTTTCGTCTGTCTTTATTCATGCTTGCACCTTCTTAAGTCGCTCAGTAAGATTTTGAAATTCAACTGATATAGCGAACAACTCAGTAGCATTTTCCTCTGCTCTCTGATGGCCCCATGTGCCTTGCAGATTGGAGGGGTAATTGTCAGTGCGTTTTCGTTCGAACTCCTGGGCAGATGATATATGAAATTTTGCTTCTTCCACTCGTTGTACTGCTATTGTAATTTTTCTGTTGGCACTCATATCATTTATCCTCGGTTAGTTTAACGAGTATAGGCATTTCGGCTTGATGCAATTGATCTCGTAACATTTCTTTTCTGGTTTCATCACGGCTATCAGTTAATTGCAATTCAATATTGATATCCATATAATATTTTATGTCTTCCCACTCTTGAATGGTCATGACTGTGTTCTCAGTTTATGGATTAGTTGTCGTTGCAGCTCCAGGGTTTCCGCTGCCATGAAAGCCGACCACTGTTTAGCCATGGCTTCAGCAATACCGTCGTAGGTGCGGCCCCGGATCTCCGCGCGATCATCGCTGGGGCCTAATACATTGTGACCCGTGTCAGTCTGGTTTGACCATCGCTCAACGAGAATACCCTTGTCCATGACCCAGCGACCTGGAAACCGTATGGTAGGTTCCAATGGTGGGAGGTTATGCAGAAAGAAGCCGGTTTTCTTGCTGGCATCATGGCCGAAGTCGTATGGTTGAACAAAATGGGGTTTAGGCATTGGTGCCATGGTTCCCAGAACACCGACCGGGTTTTCCATGACAACGTACTGAGCCATGAACAAACATTTGCACCATAAATCAAACGTCCACATTACCGCCTCTTGTCTTTTGCGGAATCCTGGTTTTCCTGCGGCATAAGTGGAGTTCCCGGATACGCACATAGCTGTGCATTCGGGGAAGAGGATGATTACATCCCATTCCATGTGCAGCACCGTTTCAATATCGCATTGCAGATGATTACCTGGTCTGTCGCTGGGCTGAAGGTCACAACTCCAGGCGTCATGGCCAAGGGTGGTAAACCAATCGCGGACGATGCCACTTTTCTCGCAGCCAATTAGAACTCTCATGAACGGATGGCCAATGAAGAAAACAGATAAGTATAAAATTCGTCTGCCCTATATACAATGATGATTGATTCAATTTTCCAGCCGCATGATTCAAACTGCATGATTATTTGCCCTTCATCGCCAAAAAGCATGGAGCCACAGGGCTGCCCTTCCCTGTTGAATTGCTGCCAGCATTTTGTAAGGTCGCTGCGTTCATCAATCCATGGATGGCCCCATCCATTAGTTAACTCCCCATCCGGGAATCCGGCATATCTAATGCGTAGGGCGCGGGTAGTTTTCGGCGTCAGATTATCCATTGAGCCCTCCAATACGATTCATACCCCTGGTTCAACTTCTGCAATTCGGACGTAGTGAGCAAGTGGCGTTCCGCCCTTTCAAATTCCATGGTGTTTGCCCATTCTGATAAATCAACACTCCACTTGGTATGGTTGAATGCATTTTCACACACTACCTGCATGGGGTGATCCAGATGCACATTAGTCCTATTCGTAACAAACAACACCCGGTAGGAATTATCGTTCCCGCCACTTTTGTTTTTCCATAGCGTGTGCCTCATCGGCAATCGGATATTAATTTCTTTTATCCGTGTGGGTTTTTCCCATTCAGCACTAAATTTATACTTATCTGTCATTGGTCATCCGTTTTGCTCAGGAATTTATCGGCCCGGCTTTTAAGTGCCTGGATCTTTTTCGATGCTGAAGCTTTCAGGTTCTCACTGGCGGGTGCGCCCCGTTTCCAGTCCTCCCATGTGCATGAGAAGTTACGATGATCACGTACAATACTCTCGACCGCTTCATCGCATTCCTGCCAGGTTTTCATGTCCCTGACCATTATCAAATTTGCTTTCATTTACTGACCCTCTCGGTTGTGTGATATTGGATTTTATAGTTGCCCGCAAACGTCCGGGTAATAGTACATTGTTCCGCCTGATGACGATTGAGCGTCTTGTAGAAGTTGCGCAGGCTACCAATGCGCGTGAACGTTTTGCGGCGGATGACTTTCACCGGTCACAAATCCGTAATTTTGGAGCTGCAAATCGTGCCGGTTCTCTGGTTGCCTTTTTATATCCCATAATCCTATCCTCGGTATCAGTCAGTTTATGCGATGACGCTCAATCAAGTGCCATCTGATAAACCCGGCTGTCAATTACCGTCCTCGCGCAATCCCGGCACACAATACATAGTGCCTATGGCGCTGGTCAAGGAAACGGTCACGCTCCTGCTGAACCAGTGAATCGGGCATGACGATACGCCCGGCGGACTTGTTGACGTCTCTGGTTAACCAGTTAGAGGTATCAACCCACCGGTCACACCAGGCATTGCCGTTAAAATCTTTGAATCCATATTCCGTTGGCGGTTGCTTTTGATAAATCATATGCCTTCAAACTCCTGATTGAGTGCGAACTCGATACCCATGGCTTTTGCTGCACGAACGGTTCGCTGTGTGAGTGTGGTGGTGCCCGCGATGATGGCGAGCTGCTTTGCGACGTTATTCTCCGGATAAATCTTTTCAGTGCCGTAAACGCTTTTCTTGCTGACCAGTGCTACGATTTTCATTTGTCTGGCTCCTTGCGATTTAGTAAATATGCCTGTGCATCAGCTTCGGCTCGTGAGTAGGGAGTTGCCTGGTTCTTGTTGGGGGTCCACATCTGTTGATACCCATCATCAGACTTTTTAAAACCCATGAACCATTCATCTGTCTTTGTACTCTTTATGCCGTAGGCCATTTGCGTAATCTCCAACAGTTTTATAGTTTATGTGGTGACTTCCATATGGATGACCATTCCATCGCAAATTTGAACGCCGGTGTTTTCATACAGAGAACAAAAGCAGGCTTTGTGTTTTTCGATGAATTCCATAAATTCCTTTGCCGTCTCCCATGCCAATAGATCCACATCGCGATATGAGCCAAGAAACTCCCCGGTGTCACGATCCAGCATGATGTATTTTACAGTAACCATTTGCGTAGCTCCTTACAATTGTGCGATTAGTGTGCTGACACCAGCCACTGCGCTTCGTCGAATGTCAGCACGCCGTCCTCTACCATCTGGGCAGCGTGATCAATTACCTGGTTGTAACTCTCGATAGCTGACACCCAATCATGCGTTGCATGTGGTGATAGCGTCGCCTCTCTCAGTCGTTGGTCTGTATCCATAGTAGTACTCCCCGGTGGGTGGATTAAAGCTCGGTGATCAACACCAGAACAAAGATGATTAATATAATGCTCAATGGCATGGAGAATAGCATCGCAGCACACGCCGCTATGATCAATAACCAAAACACACACCTGAGCGTGCCCATGATGACATCCCATACTGCTTTAATGATGCCGTTGATGAATATGAAAGTGTCTTCAAGTGCATGGTCAAGGTTGCGCAACATCTTTTCGCTGGCGTTGAGTAGGAAGAAATAGAGCTTGATTGATGTGTTCATGCTAATACCCAAGCCACTCAATAATAAGGCGTGAATTGTACATGCCGTTACCCATGGCAGCGTGATCCTTACACTCCCCTATATCCAGAGGATCACTAAAGTCATGATCTTTCAGCTCCTGGATAAGCTCATCCAACGTGATCTCGTTGTCGTCCCGGGCTTCATCAAGTGTCATTTCTTCATCTCCTCGGTAGTGCTGGTTGTTGATACACTCTAATCATGGCACACGAGGTCGTGCCCTGTCAAATCTTATTGGCACTAAAGTGTGTGCCAATTCACGTTTTTTAGAGAATTGCAATTCTTTGCGTGTCCGCGAGTTGTTCCGCGTGTAACGACTGTTAGATTCAAACGGACACCGGGCACTAGCCCTAGTGCACGGTCCACGTGGGACTAAGGCTGTAGACATGTGCCACATGTCCGGCACAGGATTTGGGTTGTTCGGACACCTGGCACATGTTTGAGTGCCACTTTTCCGGCGTCCATTTGGCCATTAGTGTTGATACATGGGTCGCGGACGCTCTGGAGGCCACGGGGGAGTAGGGCTGTAGGTTTCGGTGTCCGCGAGTGTTTTTTAGTGTTTTTTTGCCGGACACTCTACAATGTCACCCATATACTCTTTAGAGTATTTGGTGATGTGGTGTAGAGAGCGGATCGCTGCGCGGATTTGAAGCGTTTTTGTGGGTTGGCACTGATGGAGGTGTTTATATTATTG